ACTGCATCGTGGTCATAAGTATATGTAATACCTTTTTTGTTAGTGAATGTAATGATTGCTGATTTACCGATTAATGTTTTAGAGATAACGAATCTTGATTTAGTAATTTTCATAATGTAATTAGTTTAATTTAGTTAATGTATTAGTTTATATTTGTTACAGTAATATTATCCAAATCGATTCGTATTTGATTTGCAAAGTAAATATATGAAATAAATGAAGGCGGGGGCGGGTAAACTATTTGGCTTTTGTAGGAGAGGGAGGGGAGGGGGGTAGGGGGGCTACGCTATACCCCTATATTTACAATAACTTTTTATGTGACAATAGGCTATTAAGAAAGTAAGAGTAAGGGGCAACTGTCACACTTTTAACATATTTACTATGCAAGTAATAATATAAGCATGGCATACAAAATGAGTGGTCCTTTATTCTTCAGTGACCCTGATAACAAGAAAGAAGAACGTAGAGAGAATAAACAAACGAGAAGGCTTAAGCGTTTAAGAAGACTTGAGGCTAAAGGTAAGACCAACACTAAAAGATACGATAGGTTGAAAGACAAAGTATATAATCCTTTCGGTAAGTAATGCCAAAGCAGAAGCTATCACCTAAAGCTGCTGCAGCTAAAAAGAAAAGAGATCTAGCATTTGCTAAGACCTTTGCTCGTAAACGCAAGAAAGCAGAGAACCAAAGATTAAGAAGAGCTGCCATTAAGTCAGGTAGAAATATAAAAGGTAAAGACTACGATCATAAAGATGGTAAGTTTAAATCCGTTAAGGCTAATCGTGGTAACGATGGCAAAGGAACTAAAAAAGAAAGATAAACATGTACAAACCATTAAGAAAACGTAAGATGGGTTCTTATACAAGTAGTCTTCGAAAGATTATTAACGACGAAGTAGAGAATAAAATTTCAGCGCTTAAGAAAGAAGATGTTGATCCACCAAGTAAAGAACAAGAAGGCTTTACTACATTTGACTACGATTACGGTCCAACACTTGAAGCTCCAGAAGATTATTATAGTGAAACTAGTACTATGTCAAAAGAAGAGTTTGAAAAAGAAATGGGCTCTGACCAAGTTGACATACAAAATAAAAGATACACGGCTGAGCAATGGAACAAAGAAGCAGAAGAGGTATCTTTTGATAATCTAACACCCGAGCAGAAAACGTCTTTGGACAATTTTTACGGAGAAGATATTGAAAAAAGAAAAGGTACAAAAATACTTAAAAAAGATAATAAGTTTTATTTGGATCAAGGGGACTACCATACAGACGAAAGTGGTGTAACTAAGCCGATGGAAATAACAGACCCGGCGTTCAATCAAGCTCCTGACAAATCTGAACCTGGAGTAGAAGAAAGAAGCGAGCCAACTATAGGAGCAGTGAACTTAGCTGACGTTTTAGGCTACGGGGATGATGGACGATTACAAAACATGTCTGCAAATGACCAAAAGTTTTTTAATACAAAATTCAGCGAAGACAATGAGGCTCTTAATATTTTAAGTGATCAAAAATTTATAAAAAAGTCGCGTAAACAGTATGAAAAAGCGATGAAGGGCAAGAAAAACAAACAACCTTTCGGTAAATGGCTAATGAACCAATCACACCCTGAGTTAGGTGGTAAAATTATGAACGCCGCTAGACAATGGGAGGGCGATCAAGCAACTGATACAGACAGCTCTGGAGAAACGCAAGATCAAAGAGTAATAAAAGGACCAAGTCAAACTAGAGGGGTAAGTCCAGGTCAAGAACAAAGTCCAGAAACAATAGGTCAATTTAACATGAATAGAAACGCATCGTCAAAAGGGCAATCTAAGATGATTAAAGCTTTTGGTAAACCGATGTCATTTAGAAACAATAAACACTAGAAATATGTACAACTACAAAACAAAATTACCAGGCATCGATAGATCGTCTGACAAAAACAAAATGGGTAGAGCTAACTCTTCTGCTTTGCAAAAGGGCACTAGAGAATACACTAACGTAGGTTCTTCGCCTGGTAAATTTATGGGCATGGGATTAATGGGTAAAGCAGCTAAAGCTATAGCTCCTGGAGCAGTAGAGAAGTTGAAAGGGACAAAACTTGGCGGTATAGTTGGTAAATTCATGGGAATGTAAGGTGACTATAACCAAGTACACTAATTATTAACCTAAAACCAAAAATTATGACGTACCTATATTACCAATCTACCACAACAACCGGTAGTGAAGCAAAAGCAAACGAAAAAACTAAGAAGCAGTGGTCACATTTAGCTAACAAAAGCAACTGGAGAATAACCCAATTGCCAAACGGCTACTATCAAACTGAGGTTTCTAACCCAGATAACGAAAACTGGCACGATGTAACGCGCAGAGAGACGTTAGAAGGAGCAGAATCAGCAATAGATGGAAGTGTTGAGCACTTTACTAAGAAAATAGAGGCTACGAAAGGCCCTAAAGTAGTGAAAACTTTCGAAAAATAGAATAATTTAATTTAATTTACTAAAATGGAATACAATTTACCAAGTGAAATTGTCAAAGACCTAAACTTTGGCGATGATGCTAAAACAAAAGTAATGAAAGGCGTAGAAAAGCTTGCTAGAGCTGTTGCTTCTACGCTAGGAGCCTCTGGAAAATGCGTAATTTACGAAGACGCCAGAGGAATGCCTGTTATAACTAAAGACGGAGTCACCGTTGCACAATCAGTAGTACTATATGATCCAGTAGAAAACCTAGGAGCAACTCTTATTAAAGAAGCTGCTAGTAAAACTGTAAACGAAGCTGGAGACGGAACAACTACAGCCACGGTGTTGGCTTCGGCTTTACTAGGTCACATATACAATCGAATGGACAAAGCTACTATTAGAGATATAAAACTAGGGTTAGACTCTGGTTTAGATAAAATACTAAAGTATCTTGAATCTATAACTATAGAAGTTAGTGATAAGACACTAGAACACGTGGCGGCTATATCATGTAATAACGATAATGAGCTTGGGGAGATAATTGCTGAGGCTTACCAAAAAGTAGGTAAAGACGGCGTTGTTTTAATGGAGGGCTCTGGAACAGAAGAAACTTACGTGGAGCTAGTTGATGGCGTTCAAGTTGACTGTGGGCTTACATCTCCACACTTTGTGACTAATACTGAAAAGCAAAAAGCAGAGCTAGAATCACCACTTGTATTAATATGCATGTCTGAAATACCTAATGTTAGAAAAATACAAAGTATATTAGAATATGTTATAAAAAACAATAGATCACTACTTATTGTCGCGCCTGTGTCACAGCAAGTCAAGTCAGCGCTTTTAATGAATAAGGTTAAAGGTAACATAAAAATCAACATTATTGATCTACCAGGCTTTGGTCAAGGTAAAAAAGATACATGTGAAGATTTAGCCATACTAACAGGTGCTACACTTTTTAACGAAGAGCTTGGTGATGATTTAGATGCAATGACACCTGAAGACTTAGGAGAAGTTGAATACTCTGAAACAGACGATAAACACACAGTTATAACCTTAGATGACGTAGCTGTTGAAATAGAAGAAAGACTAGACGAAGTACATAAGAAGGTTGCTTCAGAGAAAAACGGTTTTTTTAAGAAAAAGCTAGAAGAAAGACTAGCTATGCTATCTGGCTCAGTTGGAATAATAAAAGTAGGTGCTGGATCTAAAGTAGAGTTAAAAGAAAAGAAGGACAGAGTAGAAGATGCGATACATGCTACTAAAGCTGCTTTAAAGGAAGGTATAGTACCAGGTGGTGGTATTGCACTTCTTAATTCATCTCAAAAAATTAAACCCGATGGAGTTGGTGAAGAGTGCTTGCTGTTCGCGGCTATGGCTCCTTTCGCTACAATTATGTTAAACGCTGGATTAAACACTACAACAGTGCCAACCAAAGAAGGTACAGGAGTAAATGTTATTGACGGAAAGAAAACAGACATGATTAAAGCTGGTATCATAGATCCTGTGTTAGTAACTAAGTCGGCGTTAAAAAATGCGGTTAGCGTAGTTAAAACTATTATATCTGCAGATTGTGTAATTTCAAACATGAGAACAGATGAAAGCAGTTAATCATTACGTAGTAGTTGACAAAATAAAATCTACAGAAGAAAGAAAAGTTGGAGGCTTAATTATAAGCGAAGAAGACGATCAAGAGAATAGATATTTCAAAGGAACAGTTATATCTGTTGGCAATTTAGTAGAGGGTATAAAGGATAAGGATATTGTATGGTATGATCGCCATGCTGGTCACGGAATAGAATTTAAAGATAAGTTTTACTTTGTAATCAAAGCAGGTGATATTGTACTAGTAGATTAAACATAAACCATAAACTTTAATCCTTAAACACAAAATCTTTAAACAAATTATTTATTAATCACTTAAAAATTAAAAAAAATGGCAAGTGCAGTAACAATTGGGGCTAAAGGCCCTTACTTATACTTCGCGGAAGCAGAAGTAGCAACAACGACTGAAGCTATCATGGTGCCGGCTAACTCTTATTTAGGAGCTAACCCAACTGGTGATACATCTTTAGTTTTATCGTTTGCAGACGTAGTAGGTACAGACACAGTAAACACTGTAACCTTAACAATCGCAACTGATACTCATAAGGTAGTAATGGCGGCTTTAGCTGAAATTATTAACTCAAATCCTAACAAAGCTAACAACGGAGTAATAGTTGTAGCAGATGCAGAAGATACAACAGCTAAAGAACTTACTACAGCTACAGGTGGCGCTGGTACATCGTACGATCCAGCTGTATTTGGAACTAAAACCGCTGTTTATCACAAAGCGTTTAGAGGTAATGTAACTGGCGTAGCAATCGCTTAATTTGTAACTAAATAAAAAATAGAAAAATGGAAAATTATTTATATTTCTCAGACAGCGATGGAGCAGATGCTACAGGCGACGCAGGTATGTGGCCAGCTTCAAGATTTATTGGAGTAAGCCCTGCTTCAGGTACTACTACAGAAGTTTACTTTGAAGGTCAGACTGGTGTTGGTGATGGTGTTGATAAAATTGTTTTAACACACTTAAACTCAGGCACAGTATTAGACGATCAAGCAGATTTAAAAGGCCACAAGTGTCAGCAAATAGCTAATGCTATTTCAAGCTTGCTAAACGCACATCCTCACGGAGGTAAATTGCACACTGTTGTTGACTTAACTGAAAGTATTACAGCGGCTGGTATGCCAACTATTTCAACAGTAGCTATTACTATTGACTCGTAATAAATGAGATTAACCTCTCACGACTTACGTGAATTACAAATCCTAAAGTATTACAGGCTCACTAGAAAGTGGGCTTGTAAGACTTACGGGTTAACAGATGCTGATCTTGAACTCTTAATATACTTAGACTGCAAGAACAGATTTACAAGACAAGAATTTATTGATGGTACTTACACCATGAGCTGGGATAAAACTCGGTGGGACAAGTTAAGAAAATTAGGCTGGATTGAGGTTTGGAGACATAGAAATCGTACAACGATAAAGTATAGCGTATATAAAACCTCTTTTAAATGCAGCCAACTTATAAGTAGAATATACAGGATGTTACTAGGTGAAGAAGATATACCAACATCAGAAAGAAGTGTATTCTATAATAATAAATCGTATACAGATAAAGTTTTTAATAAAGCTATAGATGATATGATAAAAGACTCGGATAGATAATGGCGTTTAAACTAGGTAGCAACAAAGGCAATAAAGACTTTAAACTTAAGATCGGTGGAACACACGAAACAATAGGTGGTTGCAGGATTGAAAGGGTTGAGCTACCAGAAGGTGTCATGGGTGAAGCTCATAAAGAAGGTGTGATATATATAAGTAACGCTATCGATCCTGAAAGCGAGCAATACAGAAGAGTACTTCAGCACGAGATGAAACACATGACTCACATGAAGCTTGGTAGAGTAGATTATGACGACGATTATGTTTATTGGGACGGAGATAAGCACGAGAGAAAAGACGGTTATATTAACTACGAAGGTAAGATGTATCCAGAAGGAGACGTAGAATTACCTTGGGAATTTGAAGACTAAAACTATGGCATTTAAAATGAACAGACCGGAGAACGATGCAGTTGCTCCAGCATTAAAGAAAAACGGCGGCTATCACAAGGGTCAAGTCAACGACGCTGAGAAAGAAGAGATGAATGATAACATCGCTATGGGTAAAGGTCCAGCTAAACCTAAAGTCACGACTAGCGCTAGACCTAAGCCTAATAAAGAGTCAAATGATCCAACTTTTGAATATGGCTACGAAGAGTCTCCTAAAATAATGAAACTTAGAAGAGAAGGCTTAATACCAAATTCTCAAAATTTTAAAAAATGATAAGTAATTTAGTAGGGGGTTTATTCGGCAAAGTCTTAGATAACGCAGAAGGTATACTTGATAAAGTAATTACAACTGACAAAGAGAGAGATGAAGCTAAGCTAGCGTTAAAATCAATAATGCTTGAAGCAGAACGTGAAGCTTTCGCAAAAGAGGTTGAAGATCGCAAATCTGCAAGAGATATGTATAAGGACGATGCTATTATTCAAAAGGTTTTAGCAACGTTATTTACTGTAGCATACTTTGGTATTACATTTGTAATGTTTAATTACTTTGTTACAAAGTCAATAGACTTAGGTGAATTTGAAATAAGCTTTATATCGACAATATTTGGTGCTATGAGTGCTAAAGTCAATACAATAATAGACTTCTTCTTCGGTGGAAGCTCAAAGAAAAACGAACAAATAAAAGAAAAATAAAATGGGATATTTTAAAGTAGACGTAAAACCAAATTTTCCAGCTAGCCTACAACATAGTGCCGCAAACATGACTGATGGTAAAATATTAGCTGACTGGACTGAGTTTGAAATACCTAGCGGAACAGCTAGTCTTCAAGGTATTAATATATTATATAAAGGAGTTGATGGAGCAGACATTGACCCAACAGATTTTGAAATACTTTGGGCAAAAGGAAACGTAGATGGAACAGCGCCAACTAGCTTAGCCACACCTGGTAGTGTGATAGGCGCGCCAGCTACCGGTAGTAATCCTTGGTTTAATCAAATACAAGGAAAAACTTATGTTGACGCTGGCAACTGTAAAGATGACGGTAACTTAATATATTTAAGACAACTTACGCCAAACATATCTTTTGGTGGTACTACCGCTGCTCAAACACTTGTGAATCTAGGCTTAGGAAATACTCAATTATGCTTAGAGGGCGTTCCACAGAGTGGAAGCAGTGTTGGTTATGACAAGCTATACGCGGCTTTACTAGCTAAAGCTACTCACGCTTACACAACATCAACGCTTAATGTTAATGGCGCTCATGCCTCAGGAACAACTGGAGCTGTATTAACAGTGGCTACTATAGATGCAAGACTTGCTTTTGCGCCAGGAGATGTAATACACGACGAAGATGATCAACTAGTAGGAACTGTCAGATATGTGAATAGTGCTACTAAAATAACACTAGACGCTCCTATAGCTAACAGTGTTGCTGATGGTAAGCATTTATATAACTTAAATCCTATAGTTATACAATGCTCTTTTCATCAGTAAAATAACAATTAACTTAAATTAAATTAAATTATGGCAAAAAGAAAAACACCTAAAACTGTTGACTTAAAACCTCAAGCAGAGAAAATTACAGATCAACAATTAGAAAGACTACAAGGTATAGTCTCAAATATCAATAGAGCTCAAATGGATTTAGGCTCTATAGAAGTTCAAAAACATTCCTTACTACATACTATTGCAGACTTGCAAGCTATGGTTCAAGAGATGCACGTATCGTTTAAAAAAGAATACGGCGACGTTGTTGACATAGACATAAAAGACGGAAGAATTAAATACAATGAAAATGGAAGCGACGAAACTAATTCGAAAAATAACAATAGGTAAAGACTACAAGATAGATTCTATGCATTACTCTGTAGGCCAAGAGGTCTACGGAGGGCATACTATCTCTAACATTATTGAAGAGGAAGAAAAGTACTCAATATATATTAGAAAAAACAAAGACGTATTGCCTTGGAAGGACTTTAATAAAAACATGGCAATATCTGTTGAGTATAATCTACAGTACTAATGAAAAGCCCTTATAACTTTGTTGTATCACCAATTGGAGGTAGATACAATAACACTCTAAAGGTAGATGATAAATCTTTGATAGTTAACACTGAAGTTTTTAATCATCAGTTTTCTAATAGAACAGCTAAAGTAGTTAGTGTACCAAGCATTGGACCTAGCAACGGTATTAAACCAGGGGATACTGTTATACTTCACCACAACGTGTTTAGAAGATGGCATGATGTAAAAGGTAAGGAGAGAAACAGTAAAGCTTATTTTGACGAGGATACTTATGTTGTAAGTATAGATCAAATATTTCTTTACAAATCAAACAACTCATGGAAAGCTTTGGATGGTTATTGCTTCGTGCAGCCTGTAAAAAGTTTAGATGAAACAAAAGTTGATGTAGAAAAACCTTGCGTTGGTATAGTTAAGTACACCGACGGAGAGATGGTTAAGGGAGATTTAGTTGGCTTTACGCCTTTCTCAACATACGAGTTTATCGTAGATGGTAAAAGACTGTATAGAGTATACAATAAATTTATTACAATTAAATATGAATATCAAGGAGACGAAGAAGAGTATAATCCAAGCTGGACATAGAGCGGTTGAAGAGCTTATTAAAGTTGCTAAAGAAGCTATTGTTGATAGTGGCGATGATATTACTGCCGATAGACTTAAAAATGCTGCTGCTACAAAAAAACTCGCAATATTCGATGCCTTTGAGATCCTTAATCGTATACAAGAGGAACAAGCTTTACTCGAGGGTAAGACTACTGAAGAGAAAAAAGAGAAAGTTTTTAAGGGCTTTGCCGAAGGTAGATCTAAGTAATGTACGAACAAACTTTATTCAAAATAATAGAACCCGTAAAAAAGACTACTATAAGTAGACTTAACAAGGGTAAGAAGTGGAGCCGAGGCTATAACAAAGAACATGATATAGTAGTCATTGGTGACACGGGTCAAATAGGTGAAATCTACGAAATACAAGGGTTAAAAATAGCCTTACCCAAAGCACCTAAAGATGTCTACTCAAACGACAATAAAAAGTGGGCTCAACTCGCTAAGCCTGATATACTAAAAAAGATAAAAACTATATTTGACTGGAAAGCTTATCCAGAAGAGCAAAAAGATCAGTGGCACGACTATATAGATGAAGAGTTTAATAGACGTGACGGTGGTTTTTGGTTTAATAATAATGGTAAGCCAACTTACATAACAGGTACACACTACATGTATCTTCAATGGAGTAAGATAGATGTTGGTGCTCCAGACTTTCGCGAGGCTAATAGGTTGTTTTTCATATTTTGGGAAGCATGCAAAGTAGATACGAGATGTTACGGTATGTGCTATTTAAAAAATAGACGATCTGGTTTCTCCTTTATGAGCTCTGCGGAGACGGTTAACTTAGCTACTATTTCAAGTGACTCTAGATATGGAATACTATCGAAAAGTGGGGCTGATGCTAAGAAGATGTTTACAGACAAGGTTGTACCTATATCTATTAACTATCCTTTCTTCTTCAAACCAATACAAGATGGTATGGACAGACCAAAGTCTGAGCTAGCATATCGTGTACCAGCGAGTAAGTTTACTCGTAAAAAAATAGACACAAACGAAAAGCTAGAAGAGATAAAAGGTTTAGATACTACGATTGACTGGAAGAACACAGGGGATAACAGTTATGATGGTGAAAAGCTTTCACTACTAGTACACGATGAGAGTGGTAAATGGGAACGACCAGATAACATACTCAACAATTGGCGAGTTACAAAAACTTGCCTTAGACTAGGTAGCAGAATTATTGGGAAATGCATGATGGGAAGTACATCAAACGCTTTGGACAAGGGTGGTGATAATTTTAAAAAACTATACAATGATTCAGATGTTACAAAGCGAAATAGAAATGGACAAACAAAGTCTGGTTTATATTCTTTGTTTATCCCAATGGAGTGGAACTTTGAAGGATTTATTGACAAGTACGGACAACCAGTTTTTAATAGTCCAGATAATGATGTTCACGGACCAGACGGTGAATTAATTGACATAGGTGTTGTTGATCATTGGCAAAACGAAGTTGATGGCTTAAAAGACGATCAAGACGGTTTAAATGAATTTTATCGTCAGTTTCCTAGAACTACGGAGCATGCGTTTAGAGATGAAACAAAAAACAGTATATTTAACTTAGTTAAGATATACGAGCAGATAGATTACAACGAAGGAATAAGTAGCTCAGCGGTACTTACAACTGGAAACTTTCAATGGTTAAATGGAGTAAAGGATACTATAGTAACTTTTAATCCTAATCCCAACGGAAGGTTTAAAATAAGTTGGGCACCTAATGCTGAGTTGCAAAATAGAGTAATATTAAAAAACGGAATAAAATATCCAGGTAATGAACACATGGGCGCTTTTGGTTGCGATAGTTATGATATATCTGGTACTGTCGATGGTAGAGGATCCAACGGATCTCTTCATGGATTAACTAAATTTAGCATGGAAGATTCTCCAGCTAACACGTTTTTTTTAGAATACATTGCTAGACCACAAACCGCTGAAATGTTTTTTGAAGATATACTAATGGCATGCGTTTTTTATGGTATGCCTATATTAGCAGAGAATAACAAACCAAGGCTTTTATATTACTTTAGAAGAAGAGGGTATAGAGGTTTTAGCATGAACAGACCAGACAAAGCTTGGAATAAGCTTAGCGTTACTGAGAAGGAGATTGGTGGTATACCAAACTCTAGCGAAGACATTAAGCAAGCACACGCTGCGGCGATAGAGATGTACATAAACGAACACGTTGGAGAATTAGGAGACGGATATGGTGATATGTATTTTAATGAAACGCTAAACGACTGGGCTAAGTTTGATATAAACAAAAGAACCAAACATGATGCCTCAATAAGTTCTGGGCTAGCTATTATGGCTTGCAACAGACACTTATATAGACCAAATAAAGAAAAGAAAAGAGAACCACTTAATATTAGTGTTTCAAAGTATTCTAACGACGGATATACTTCAAAAATAATTAAAAACTAAATATGGCTGAGTCAGTTATAAAAAATTTTCCAAGTCAGGTTGTTCCTGACGTAGAGAAGTTAAGTTACGATTACGGGTTAAAAGTAGCCCAAGCAATAGAGTCAGAGTGGTTTGACGGAAACAGAAGCAGCGGTGGTAACGTAGGATCTAGATTTAACAATGTGTCTAATGATTTTCATAGACTTAGACTGTACGCTCGAGGTGAACAGTCTGTGCAAAAGTACAAAGATGAATTATCTATAAATGGAGATTTATCTTACTTAAATCTAGACTGGAAGCCAATACCTATTATATCTAAGTTTGTTGATATAGTCGTAAACGGTATGGCTGAAAGAAATTACGACATAAAAGTATTTTCTCAAGATCCATACGGAGTAGCAAAAAGAACTGAGTATATGGAAAGTATACTTAGGGATATGAAGTCCAAAGAGTTTAACGCTATGGCGAAAGAAAACTTTAATATGGACTTTACTGAAAACAACGCGGAAGACTTGCCTGAAACAGAGCAAGAGCTAGAACTGCACATGCAGTTAACTTACAAGCAAGCCACCGAGCTAGCAGAAGAGCAAGCTATAAACACGTTGCTTGAAGGAAATAACTATGAGTTAATTAGAAAAAGACTTTACTATGACTTAGCGGTACTTGGTACAGCTGCTGTTAAAACTACCTTTAACACTTCAGAAGGAGTTGTGGTTGACTATGTAGATCCAGCTAGAATAGTACACTCTTACACAGAATCCCCTTACTTTGAAGACGTATACTATATAGGTGAAGTTAAAACTATACCTATAAACGAGTTGGTAAAACAGTTTCCTCATTTATCAAATGAAGACTTAGAAGAAATACAAGATCAAAGCCTAACACAAGCTCACAGATACAACACTCATAGAAGAGAAAAAGATAAAAATCAAATAGATGTTTTATACTTTAACTATAAAACTTTTATGAACGAAGTTTACAAGTTAAAAGAAACTTCTAGCGGTGGAGAAAAGGCTATAGAGAAAGATGACGGCTTTAATCCTCCTACAGACAAGGTTGGTGGATACGCTAAACTTTCTACTCAAGTAGAGGTTTTATATGAAGGAGCTATGATACTAGGTTCTGACAAGCTACTAAACTGGGGTTTGGCCGAGAACATGATGAGGGAAAAAAGTGATTATACTAAAGTTAAGATGAACTACAGTATGGTTGCTCCACGAATGTATCAAGGTAGAATAGAGAGTATAGTAAGTCGTATTACTGGATTTGCTGATATGATTCAGTTGACGCACTTAAAGCTACAACAAGTCATGGCACGTATGGTTCCAGACGGAGTTTATTTAGACGCTGATGGCCTAGCGGAAGTTGATCTTGGTAATGGAACAAACTATAATCCACAAGAGGCTTTAAACATGTTCTTTCAAACAGGTTCTATTATAGGTAGATCTTTTACTGCCGATGGAGATCCTAACCCAGGTAAAATACCTATTCAAGAAATATCTGGTGGAGCTGGAGCTGGTAACAAAATGCAAACGTTGATAGCTAATTACAATTATTATCTGCAAATGATAAGAGACGTAACAGGTTTAAACGAGGCTAGAGATGGTAGTACGCCCGATAGAAACGCTTTAGTTGGTGTTCAAAAGTTAGCCGCGGCTAATAGTAATACAGCTACTAGGCATATTCTGCAAGCTGGATTATTTTTAACGGCCGATGTAGCTCAACAGTTGTCACTTAGAATATCTGACATACTAGAGTATTCTCCTACAAAAGACGCTTTTATCCAACAGATAGGAACGCACAATGTTGCTACGTTAGAAGAAATGTCAGAGCTACACCTGTATGACTTTGGTATATTTATAGAGCTAGCACCAGACGAAGAAGAAAAGCAGCTATTAGAAAACAACATACAAATGGCTTTAACACAAAAGCTAATTAAACTTTCTGATGCTATTGATCTTAGAAACATACATAACGTAAAGCTAGCTAACGAGCTGTTAAAGATTAGAGAGAAGAAAAAAATGCAAGAAGAACAAGCTATGCAACAACAAAACATAGCTGCTCAGCAACAAGCACAACAACAAACAGCTCAAGCACAAGCACAGGCTGAAACTCAAAAGCAACAAGCTGTAACTCAAATGAGTATGCAGCTGGAGCAAGCTAAATCAGAGTTTAAAGCTAAAGCATTAGAGCAAGAAGCTTCTATTAAAGAAAGGCTTATGGACAAAGAGTTTGACTTAAATATGAAAATGAGGGAAATGGATAGAGAAGATGCCGAGGCATCTGAACAACGCCAAGACGCTAGATCTGAGAGAGAAGGTCAAAGAAAAGAAAGAGTAGAATCAAACAAACAAAAAGGTAAAAGATTCGAGTCATCAGGTAATGATGTATTAGGTGACGGCTTGAACATGAATAAGTTTTAAACCAATTATTATATTATATTATGAGTGAAGAAAAACAAGAAGCACCAGAGGTGCAAGAAGAAAACACTGTTAAAGTGAGTCTAAAATCAGAAGATGTAGAAACAGTCAACAAGGTTGACTTAAGTAAAAAACCCGATGTTGAAGAAGGTACAACTAACGACTCAGGAGTGGTTGGAAGCGATGAAACTGCCGACACCCCACCGGAACAAGAAGAAGTACAGGCGGAAAGTGAAACACAAGAAAGCCCAGTACTAGAAGAGATTACTAAAGAAGAGATTGAAGAAGTTGCTGAGCCGGCTATTGAGGCTAGCAAAACTAGAACGCTTCCAGAAAGTGTAGAAAAGCTAGTTGAGTTTATAAACGAAACTGGAGGAACGGTACAGGATTACGTTAATCTAAACCGAGACTATTCTGAAATGGATAACCTAACGGCTCTTCAAGAATATTATAAAACAACTAAACCTCACTTAAGCTCAGAAGAAAGAGCTTTTTTGATGGAAGAAAACTTTTCGTTTGACGAAGAACTTGACGACGAAAAAGATGTTAAAAGAAAGAAAATCGCTTTAAAAGAGCAAGTTGCCGAAGCGAAAGCCTACTTAGACGGGCAAAAGTCTAAATATTACGAAGAGATCAAGGGTGGATCTAAGCTTCCTGACGAAGCAAAGAAAGCTATGGATTTTTTCAATCGTTACAACAAGGAATCTGAAGAGAATCAGAAAAAAAACGAACGAGTTAGTAACGTCTTTAAACAAAAAACACAAAATGTTTTTAACGAAAAGTTCGAAGGTTTCGAATATAACGTTGGAGACAAAAAATTTAGGTTTAATGTTAAAGACTCTAGCGGTGTAAAAGAAACTCAAGGCGACATAAACAACTTTGTCAAAAGGTTTTTGAACGAAGATGGAACTATGGAAGATGCCAAGGGATATCACAAAGGCTTATACACGGCTATGAATGCAGACTCTATCGCTCAACACTTTTACGAACAAGGTAAAGCTGATGCTTTAAAAACTTCGGTTGAAAAAGCAAAGAACGTTAATATGGACCCAAGACAGTCTCATAGAGAAGTTCAAATTGGTGGAACTAAGTATAAAGTTTTAAGTGGAGATTCTTCTAATGATTACAAGGTTAGAATTAAAAAAGGAAGGAAATAGTTTTCTTCCATAACTTAAAAACATATTTATTATGGCAATTTCAAATCCAGGCGCTGGTCACTCCACCGTCGCAGGTGCGTTGAATAGTGTGCCAGCTTCACAAAAAGCAACACTATCTACGAACTACATTGATTTTACCGCAGACGGAAACGACTGGGGTCAACAATATTTACCAGACTTAATGGAGTCTGAAGCTGAGGTTTTCGGTAACAGAACAATCGCAGGTTTCTTATCACAAGTAGGTGCTGAAGAGGCAATGAGCTCTGATCAAGTAATTTGGTCTGAACAAGGTCGTCTACACTTATCTTACACAGGTAAGTATGACAACAACGAAAACACTTTTACTGTTGTTACTGATATTGACGGTAACGGCTTAACAACTACTCATGGTATTCGTATAGACGATATGGTTATCGTTGCTTACAACGAGGGTGTTATCAAGTGTTTAGTGTCAGCTGTATCTAACGCCGTTGTTACATGTCTACCTTACGAGGTTGCAACTGGTGATGCTGCTACTGCATTTTCTGACACAGGTGCTCCAGGTGCTGTTAACGCAACTTTATTAGTTATTGGTTCTGAGTTTGGTAAAGGTAAACAAGGACAAGGTGCTAGTACTGCGACTGTAAACAACGGTTTTGGCTCTGTTAAACCAACTCACACTTCTTTTCACAATAAGCCAATCATTATCAAAGATTACTATGAAATCTCTGGTTCTGATACATCTCAAATTGGTTGGGTTGAAATCTCAGGAGAAGAAGGACAGAATGGTTACTTATGGTACTTGAAGGCTGAAGGAGACACAAGAGCTCGTTTCGCTGACTACCTAGAGATGACTATGCTGGAAGCTGTTAAAGGTGTTAACACTGCTAACAACGCGGATGCTGCTGTAAACTCTGCTGACACTCCGTTTGGTACTGAAGGTTTATTTGCTGCTATTGAGCACAGAGGAAACATTACTACTGGTGTAACGGGTGTTAACGCTGCAACTGACTTAGCTGAATTTGACGCTATATTAGCTGAATTCGACAATCAAGGTGCTATTGAGGAGAACATGATGTTTGTAAACAGAGCTACTAGCTTAGCGATGGATGACATGTTAGCTTCTATGAATTCTTACGGTGCTGGTGGTACTTCTTACGGAGTATTCAACAACTCTGAAGATATGGCGTTGAACTTAGGCTTTTCTGGTTTCCGTAGAGGATCTTACGACTTTTACAAGTCTGACTTCCGTTACTTAAACGACAAGTCTACTCGTGGATCAATTAACTCAAGAGCTGCTGGATTCGGCGTTCGTGGTGTTATTATCCCAGCTGGTGTATCTACTGTATATGACCAAACATTAGGTAGAAACTTAAAGCGTCCGTTCTTACACGTACGTTATAGAGCTTCTCAAATGGAAGATAGAAAAATGAAAACTTGGATCACTGGATCTGTTGGTGGAAACATCACGTCTGATTTAGATGCAATGCAAGTAAACTATCTATCTGAAAGATGTTTGATTACTCAAGGTGCTAACAACTTCATGTTAATGAAGTAAGCAATATTATTAAGGTCGGGGCTTCGGCTCCGATCTTTTTTTTTAATTTTTTATATTTTATATTATTATGGCTAAAAAGCAAACCGCAGCAAAAGCTGCGCCAAAACAAGAGGTGGAGGCACCTGCTGTTGAAACACAAGTTGTTGAAGCACCAAAACCTAAAAAAACTGAACCTAAAAAACCTACTTGGGAAGTAAAAGACAGGGTTTATTATTTAAAACAAAACAAATCTGCCTTAACTTATTCTATGAAGTCATCTGGTATATATTACTTTGATGAAGACAAGGGTTACGAAAGAGAAATAAAGTATTGTGAAAATCAAAGAACTCCATTTGTAGATGAAATGCAGGGAGATCAAAGACTAGCTCACATTATATTTAGAAACGGAGCTTTGTATGTTCCAAGAGAGAAAACAACTCTTCAAAAGCTTTTGTCGCTCTACCACCCAATGAGAGACAAGTTGTTCTACGAGTTTAAACCACAAGTCGAAGCGGCTAACGAGCTTGATTGGCTAGAGGTTGAAGCTGACGCAATGATTGTTGCTAAAAGCTTAGACATAGACAGGCTTGAAGCTGTGCTACGTGTTGAGTTGGGATCTAAGGTATCTAAGATGAGTTCTAAGGAACTTAAAAGAGACGCTTTACTATTTGCTAAAAGAAACCCAGTTTTATTCTTAGAGTTAGTTGAAGATGAGAACGTAGAGCTTAGAAACGTTGGTATCAAAGCTGTTGAAGCTGGAATACTAAAGTTGTCTCAGGATCAAAGAACATTTTCTTGGGGTTCTAATGACAGAAAATTAATGACAGTTCCTTTTGATGAACACCCATACTCAGCGTTAGCTGTTTGGTTTAAAACCGATGAAGGTATGGAGATATTTAAGAGCATTGAAAAGCGACTAAACATGTAACTATCTTATAGTAGAGTGACCACTCTGCAACGGGTGGTTGCTCTAACTATAAAAAGATAATTATATGGCTGTAAGCGTAGACACAGTATACCAGCGAGTGTTAGCACTTGCAAACAAAGAACAAAGAGGCTATATTACGCCACAAGAATTTAACCTGCTTGCTAATCAAGCGCAGATGGTTATATTTGAAGAGTACTTTCACGATCTTAATCAATACTTAAGAAACCCTGGAAATGACTCTAACTTCTCAGACTCAGTAGACTACATAGAGGATAAAATTAGCTTCCACAAAATATACGACGAAAAAGTTGACTTTAATCAAAAGCAAAATCACGAAATTCCTTTGCCACCTTATGTATATAGATTAACAAACGTTATGCTTGATGGCAAAGTTTGTCAGCAATACGATTTTAAAAAGTTTAGATTAGCCATGAGAGCTGGATGGAACGCATCTATTCAAGCTGAAAACCCTATATATGTTAGAAAGTTTTCTCCTGAATCAGCGTCAGTTTTAGAAGGGACTGGATCTACTATATGCGTTTACGGTAGAAATGTTGTTGGTAATAAGTTTGATGTTGCTATTAATGGAGTTACCATAGACTATATTAAAAAGCCTAAAATGGTTAATTGGGATTACGTTGTGGTTAATGAAAAAGCATTATATAACTCTAACGGATCTTCTAACTTTGACTTACATCCTTCGGAAGAAACAACGTTAGTATACAGAATATTAGAACTAGGTGGAGTTGTTGTAAACAAGCCTGGTTTAGCAAGCGCAGCAAAAACAAGTTCAGTAGAAGGTACTAACAACGAAAAGCAATAATATATGAAGTCAGGATACTACCACAATAACTCAGCTAAAAGTCACTCTACGTATTACAACGTTGAAAGTAATCACGGACTTTATCAATACATGACGTTAGACGAACTAGTTAACACGTTCTTATTAATGTATGTTGGTGAAAATAAAATGATTGGTAAGGTTGATAGAAACGAAGTGTTTTTTTTTGGTAGAAGAGCTCTACAAGAATTAAGCTACGACACCTTAAGATCTAAAAAAGATTGGGAGTTTGAGTTGGACAATAGAATGTATATACCTATGCCTCACGATTTTGTGGGTTACGCTGGTGTATATTTTAGCGACTCAGCTGGTATAAAAAGACCATTGTATCCCGCTAGAGATACTAGTAATCCTTTTAGGCCTAAAGTTAAAATTTCAGATACTGCCGGCGAGGCCTTGGATAGAAACTTTGCCGACCAAAGAGGACAAGATCGTAGGGAGCTAGATGATTGGTGGGAGACAGTGTATAACGATCCTGCTACTAAACAGTTTATTGAAACAGGAGTAGCACACGACAATACAGATGATGTTGCTGGCCCTCACGTTAGTGGAAATAACTACGACAGTGCTGGAAACTTGATAACTCAAGTAAATTCAACAACTAACACAAACTACTCTAACACCAACTCTAACGAAACAGACGAACAAGATTTTGACTACAACGATGGGTTTGACGATATTGCATTAGGTCAGCGCTACGGATTAGATCCAGAGCATGCTCAAATAAACGGAAGCTACTTTATGGACTACAATAACGGTAGAATTTATTTTAGCCCTAGCTTAATAGGTAGGACTATAGTTTTAGATTATGTTACAGATGGGCTTGCCGACGGAGGAGATTCTTTAATACATAAGTTTGCTGAAGAAGCTTTTTACAAGCACATCGCCTACTCAATTGTTTCAACTGGATCAAACTACTCTCCAGCAGCTGCTCAAATGTTAAAAAAAGAAAGGTTTGCTGAAACAAGAAAAGCAAAGCTTAGATTATCAAACTTAAAATCTACTGAACTTACGCAGGTAATGAGAGGTAAGTCTAAAGTAATCAAGAAATAATATATGCCTGAATATAATAGAAATTTTTCCAAAGGAAAGATGAGCAAAGACCTCGATGAGAGACTTGTTCCAGAAGGAGAGTATAGAGATGCTTTGAACGTAGAGGTTTCAACCTCAGCAGACAGTGACGTTGGTGCTTTACAGACTGTTCTTGGTAATGTAGAGTTAACACAAGGCGTTATGCCACAAGGCAGCCACTGCGTTGGGTCAATAGTAAACAATGAAGAAAATTGTATATACTACTTAGTAGCAGGAGCAGAAGAACAAATAGGCCAAGACCACTTCATAACCAAAGATGCTATAATAAAACATAACGTTGACACGGGTATAAACACTTACGTATTCGTAGACATATATAGAGTAGTTGTTAACGTTTTAAGCGTAAACGACGACGAAGTTAGTGTTACTAATAACTTGGGTATAAGACCAGGTATGATACACTCTAACATTGGAACAGTAAAGCACATTAACGGCTTGTTTGGTGCTGTAAGTAATACTAGCTTTACACTAACTGATAAAAGCAATGCTGAAGACCTTTCTGGGGCAGCTGTTTTTTTATCTGAAAAAAGAGTGTTAAACTTTAATTCTAGCACTGATATTACTGGAATAAATATTGTTGATGACTTTATAATGTTTACAGACAACTCTACGGAGCCAAAGCTAATAAACATAAAGAGATCAATAATGGGTACTGGAGTGGTACTTAATAACCCACAGTCTTATTTAGAACTAAATCTACTCGAAGCGAACGGTGGAAACTACCACACTAGGTTAGTGACTAGAAGATCTGACGGAGGTTTTCAAAACAATGGATTTGAAATAGCCAGAGATCAATATGATGAATTATTTTTAACTCACAACGAGCCTGTTTTTGTTGAAGAAGAACACGTAACAACAATAAAAAAAGCTCCACTGACACCTCCTACTTTGAAGATGTCATCTACAACTCAAGAGAGAAGTGGACCAGTATCTACAACTCTTACATCTAATCAATTTATTCAGCAAGAAGGCCAAAACATTGGTGATCCAATTCCATCTGGTACGCAGCTAACACTAAACTTTAACAGTGGGGTTTCGTATCAAACTGGAGATTTTCTATTGCTAACCAATGATGAAACTCAAGATCCACTTGGCTTTACTAAGGAAGATATTAGAGTGCAAGTGCTAGCTCCCGCTGGTGGAGAAGAGTACGCAGACAACGCAACTGCTTTTACCGTTGTTGTTACTTCTATAAATACAGAGCTAAGTTCTTTTGAAGAATTTTTTGTTTTATTAGAGCAGAAAACTCCGATGTTTGAATTTAAGTTTCCTAGATTTTCATATAGATACAAATATGTTGACGGACAATATTCGTCGTTTGCTCCTTTTTCTGAAGTAGCATTTTTACCTGGTCCATATAGATATTATCCAAAAGAAGGATATAATTTAGCTATGGCAAATAGAGTTAGAAGTTTACGTGTAGAAAATTACGCACCACATCCTGATAACAGACCTGAGGACGTTGTTGAAATAGACATACTATATAAAGAGGACAAGTCAACTAATGTTTACACTGTAAAAACTATAAAACAATCTGATGGTGGAGACCTTTGGCCCGCGCCAGACCAGTATTTGTTTCAGGGTTTTATTTCTAATTCATATCCTAGAGGTAGAGTTAACAGAGGATCTATAAATATTGAGTCTGAATTAATACACGCTGTTGTTGCAGAAAACCAGTTGCTAAGACCTTGGGATAACGTTCCAAGAAAAGCTTTAGCACAAGAAGTTTCCGCTAATAGATTAATATATGCAAACTACGTACAAAACTACGATATGTTTGACGCGTTTGGAAACTTAATAACTCCAATGCTTTCTTTAAGTAAGAACACTAGAACTTATGAAGAAGATGGAAGTACTGTTGAAACTGCCTTTAAGTCTATAAAGACTATGAGAACTTATCAACTCGGTGTAGTGTATAGAGACGAGTACGGTAGGGAGACACCAGTCATGGCGGATAAAGAAAAAGGTTCTATTATATTAGACAAAGAGTTTTGTGCAAGTAAGACGTCTCTAACGGCCTCTATATCTTCTAAAGCTCCATACTGGGCTAAGTCATTTAAGTTTTTTATAAAAGAAACGTCTAACGAGTATTACAACATGGCTATGGATCGTTGGTACAACGCTGAAGATGGTAATGTTTGGCTTTCTTTTCCTTCGTCTGATAGAAACAAAGTAGATATAGATACCTTTATAGAACTTAAAAAAGCTCACGATAACTCTACACCTGTTTTAGATAAAGCTAGATATAAAATACTAGCTATAGAGAACGAAGCGCCTCAAGATATAAAAATAAATAGAAGAAGCCAAGGTATAGTTACTAACGCAACAAGAGCCGGCATAGCCAACAATGTTATTGGTGATGGTACGATTGGATTTCCTATAGACTCTTTTCAATTTGTAACTGTTTCAGCCGCGGCTTTTGAAGAAACTTTTGGTGACAATGATTCGGGAAATAACCCCGTGTACACAAAGTCATCTGAATGCAGTTTGATAATTAGAAGAGCAACAGGTGATAGAAGCGAAGTATATCAGATAGTAAGAATTGAGAAGGACGAAGACTTAATGGATGACGACACGGCTGGATATAAAATACACATAGACAAAGCTTTTGGACCTGACGTTAACTTTGCTAGTACGAACAACACCTTTGCGGGTCGTAGAAACTTTGTTCAAGTAGAAATAACTCACGACAAGTTTGAAGATAAACCAGAGTTTGATGGTAAGTTTTTCGTAAAAGTATTTAAAGATAAAATACTAGAAGACAATATAATGGTTCTTAGTGAGGACGACCTAACGGTTATAAACGCTTTTAAAGTTTCTTATTTACATACTTATGCCCAAGACACAGAAGATACTTATATTGGCCTCAATATTGACAACACAAACAATGAACCAGGTGGTATAGGCGCTAATATAAACAACGAATACTGGAAGACTATAGCGAAGGGAACAACAACAAATCCTTTTAACACTAGTTATACTTGGAACACCGACAATGTTGTTAGTAATATAACTGGTTATGATTACGTTGGGCTCGACGTGGCAAATGTGGTTGGTATTGTTAGAAGAGGTGTTGGAAAAGGTAATAAAGGAAGAGCGTTTTGGCACGATTACTTTACTAGCGAAGGTAAAGCTAAATTATTTATAGACGACGCTTGGGCTATTTCGTGGAGACAAACTCCGCATACAATACCTAACGAATTTATTCCTGGAGGCGTAAATGACAACGACTCATATCCTATTGTTAATCAGTATGACAGCGCTCCGGTGAAAAATGGAGCTGGAGAAAGCATTAACGAGAACGCAATGTGGGGCGCGCAGTCAGGTGGATATTATAACGGTTCAAGAGGATTACATGGAAACCAAATAGATATATCTGTCTCAGGTGGTATGCCTGGAAAAAATAATCAAGAGCTTTATGATGATGATACCTGGAGAACAATTGATGGAATGAAATTTTTAGGAGCAGCGTCAAAAAGCAACCCTGCTAATGCGTCTGAAATATCGTTCTTAGAGGCAATCATGGAGCCTGAAATTAAATGGAGATTTAGATCTGATCCAGAACACACGATATACACCACTGTTGACTCTAGAGTTCACTATGGGATAATAAATTATCAACTTCCTGATCTTGAAATGGTAAACTTTATACTTCCACCATTCAGCCTTGTTGCGGCCCAGGCCGCTGTACTTAACAATAATATGCCTGTCTCTGGAACTGCTGGTCTTCTTCCAGAAGAGTATCAAGTAGAAAGTAACAAAAGAAATAAATTTACCATAAGAGTAAACAAAAACTTTGGCGATCATTGGGACCCTAGAACTGAAATGCATCACGATGGATCTGATGATACTGTTATAGAAATAATGGGTGCTTATAACACAGACAATGGTAGTCCATCAGACAACCCTGCTGTGTTTGAAACCTACCCAAAAGAAGATATTGGACTAGACATATACTATGAGATTGGTAGAGCTTATCCTATAACGCTAGCTAAAGACAACGATGAAACACTAATGCTACTCCACGGTAGAATACTAAGCTTAAACGGAGTAAAACCTGAAGAAGATATATGGATAACAGACTTTAGGTTTGAAGATGAAGACAATGCCACAAGACCGTGTAAGCTAATAACTAGCGAAAACATTAACAATTTATTCGCAGGTGGATTTTCTTCTGGAGATATTGTAGTTGTTGAAGATGGTTGGGGCGGACAAATATCACTAGAAGTAAGCGGTAATAGTGCTGATAACTACTTCTTTGTTCAGCCAAACGTTCACAATGCTACAATAAAACTTCCTTGGCACAACTGCTACACATTTGGAAATGGAATCGAGTCAGATAGAATTAGAGACGACTTCAATGCGCCTACAATACAAAATGGTGTTAAAGCATCGACAACATTAGCAGAGCAATACAAAGAAGAGAAAAGAGGTACTGGATTAATATTTTCTGGAATATTCAACTCTAGAACAGGTGTTAATAGATTTAATCAATTTATACAAGCAGAACCTATAACTAAAGATTTAAACCCTGATAATGGTAGTATACAAAAACTATTTTCAAGAAAAGGAGATATAGTAACGTTATGCGAAGATAAGGTGTTAAAAATATTATCACAAAAAGATGCGCTGTTTAACGCTGATGGTAACACTAACGTTACGGCCACTAACAAAGTGTTAGGTCAAGCGGTTCCGTTTGCTGGTGACTACGGTATATCTAAAAACCCTGAGTCCTTTGCTTCGGACAACTTTAGATGCTATTTTACAGACGTACAGAGAGGTGCTGTTATAAGACTTTCTATGGACGGCATGACAAATATTTCAGACTACGGAATGAAGAACTGGTTTACAGACAAGTTTTACTCTTTAACGAATCCTAGAATAATAGGTAGTTTTGATGATAGAAAAGGAAACTACAACATAACTATTAAAGAAAGATACAATGGCAGACGATAGAGAAAGCAAATATACAGTTTCTAAAGAAGATCCAAAAAAGATAGATCCAAAAAGTGCTCTCGAAAAAGCGCTAGAAGAAGTAAAAGCGGCTGAAAAAGGCGTTACTGTTGACAAGATTATTAAGGAAGAAAAAGCAGAAGAAGAAATAAAACAACTAGAAGATGTAGGCGTTGTACTAGATAATGGTGGAGCTGTTGATAGCTTTGGAGATCCCGTAAGCCCTATTGACCAAGTGGTTTCTTTAGACGCTGATGAAGGCGCTATTATAGCTGCAGACGGTAGTATTATTGGATCTAAAGAACAACCTGAGTTTGTTCCTGGATGGTTAGAGCAAATACAAGCTAATCAGTCAAAAGCTGGTCCTCCAGTAACATTGTCGTTTAACGAGCAAGTTAAAGGCTGGGTTAGCTTCAAGTCTTATCATAAAGAAAACGGTGTCACGGTTAACAATCAATATTATACTTTTGACAATGGGTCTATGTGGCAGCATCATATAAACCCTATAAGAAATATGTTTTACGGTCTAGTGCCTACTACAGAAGAGCATTCTTATGTAACTATAATATTTAACGACGCTCCTAGTTCTGTAAAAAACTTTCAAACAGTAAAGTACGAGGGTACTAGATCACATATTAATAAGTTTGAAGAGGTAAGAGTCAAAGACGAAGATGGTGGGTTTGTTTTATATACTGACCAAGAATATTACAATTTAAACGCAAAAGCAGGTTGGTTTGTTGAATATGCGGAAACAGACTTAGCAACAGGTAAAGTTCCTGAGTTTATAAAAAAAGAAGGTAAGTATTTTAACTATATAAAAGGTGAGTGCACAACCTTAGACAACCTTGACGAGAGTGAGTTTCAAGTTCAAGGAATTGGCTTCGGCTCGATGACGCACAGCGATCCAGACTCACAAGCGCCGCAACCAAAAAGAGTTAGAGTTAAAGATTCGTCATTTGACACTGACGGAACTATCTGGGATTAAATAAAAAAGCATGGCAGTAGAAAATTGTACAATATCAAACTTTGATTACTACGCTCAACTTGGATCAACCATACAAGCAGGCGTTGTAAACTTAACCGTTACTCCAAACAATGGGTTTTCAGTCCAAGCGTCTGACTTAATTATAGGTGGTGCTTTTATGACCGGGTTAAACGAATGGACAGGTGGAAACGTTACTAGTGGCGTAACAAAAGTAGTGTTTAGTAATAACGGCGATGGAACTGTTAACGCCGCGGTGCATCACAACGATTTGTTGGTAACCAATATATTTCCAGGTTTAAATGTAGATATTGATAATACTAAAGTCGCTAGAATATTTGGTTGTACAGATCCTACAGCTTTAAACTATAATCCAAACGCTAACGTAGACAATGGAACTTGCACTTACGAGCAAGAAGATGTAAAAGGTTGTACAGATCCAACGGCTATTAACTATAATCCTTTAGCAAATAGTGACGATGGTACTTGCGAGTATTTAGATCCTGATCCTATAGAAGACCTTCAGGAGCTTCATGTGACATTACATTTAATCAAGGGTAAATCTTTATTTTACAACGAAGGAGGTTATCCCGAGTATAATCATCAAAAGCAATTTACGGTTGGTGGTGCTATTATGGGTGCGGACTTAGATAATGAAGACATAAACATTAATGGAACAATGTACGCTCCAAACAATGGACTTCTTAACGCTAATGAAATTCAAAGCGCTGAAAGTTTTGGCGGCTTTGTTGATGAGCCAACTTTTGAAAATCAGCCTATACCTGGATTCAACACTAATCCTGACAAAGACGTTGCTACAATAATAGCTAACGACAACTGGCAAATGAATTATGGTGTTGACAACCAAAGGTTTGCTCAAATAGAATATAGAGCTAGACAAGGATATTATTATCCTCTTACTTTTCAAGTTTCTATTCCAGCGTTAATAGATGAAAATTTATTAGTGCAGGGTGGTAAAAATGTTTTTGAATATGAAATAGAATATTTTTATTGGCCTACAGGTGAGATAAGTGGGGTCAATGTTTACCTACAGCACTATCCTCCTTTAGAAAACACAGCTATTCCTAATGATGTTCCTAGCGACTGGCCTGTTGAAGGAGGTTTATCTTCAAACTATGGCGGAGGACCATTAATAATAATCGACCAAAGACGAAACGTTCAAGCAATGCTTGTGGAAGACACGGATGAAGACTATGTTCACGGCGTAATACTATAACAATGGCATATCAATCAAGTAAAGCAAGATCATCAACAACAGAAAGTTCTAGAGCAGCTAATAACTCTGGAATAAGAACTATTAATGGCTCAAAGTTAACTAACGAAAAGTTAAAGTTTTCTCATGGTAAAAACGCCACGTTTGAAGTTCACATTAAAAATATGACTACTGGTCAAGAGTACAACTTTGACAAAAACATATTTGAAGACTCTAAAAACGCGTTAACCAAAACTTTCACTAGAAAAACTCTTGATGACGGCAGAACGGTTATTGATAAGACGTTTAGCAACCAAAACAACTTATTTAAAGCTAGCTCAACTACTACGGAAGTTTTTGTTATGTTTCCAAAAGAAACAGCTACAACAGAGTACAACGTTTGGCTTATACCAACGGGTAGTACAGCGCTAAGAGGAAGTATTAGTGAAACAAATCCTTATATAATAATAAATAGAATAGACACGGTGGTTTCATTATCTTTGACCTCTGGATCTAATAGCGCTCGATGGACTAATGCTAGTCCAACTTCATTTTCAGCTACAGGTAGAGAGGGTTTAAGACCGGCTAAGCAAACATCTGAAGATACTGGATTTGTAGAGTTTAGCTTGGTAACTGATTTTTCCGCTGGTGGAGGATTAAGCTCTGTTGCTATAACATCTAACAAGCAAGCTACAAACATTGACTTAAGCGCGGCGACTGCAATAACAAACACTAGTGATTTAACTCCTATAGAAGATATTATTTATATTTCAAACGATGTTTACATCACAAACGTTACAACAACACTTGCCACGGCAAAGCTTACGATAGCTGGAAACTTAAAAGTAAATCAGTTTGGTAGCAAATCAGAAACACTAACAATAGACATCGATAACTTTATAACATACAGCTAATGCCAGACTTTACTATAACATTAGAATTTGACTACCGATTACAAGACTCTGTTTCTGTTGGAGACGTTGCTTACTATGTTTTTACAGACGAGTCTGGTGGCTTTCAAATCAATAGTGCAAACCTCGTAGAGATAGGAGAAATTACAAGTATAATATCAAGAATGCCTGGTAAAATAATATGCAGTACTAATTTATACGGCGATCAACTAGAAATAGGTTGTAACGCTGGTGACAACAAGGAAGCTTGTGAAAAAGCGCAAAACAAGTACGATGAGGTTTTAGCAGAACACCTAGCGCTTATGCCAGTGCACCGAGCAAACCCAACAGAAGCCACGGCGAGCGAGCTAATTGGATTAGGTGAAGAAATAGAGTACTGGCATAATTTTTTAGCAGAAAATGGATGTAATAGATTAGGTGACGGTGGATGTGGAGATCCATTTATACTTTTTAGCAAAAACAATTGTCAGGAGTTTGCTTCAATGATAGGTTATTACGGCTTGTTTACGTTTAAAAATGACTCTGTAGATAAAGCTGAGCTATTTAATGTTACTGTTGATGCTTTTGAAAGTAGCAAATAAGTGTAACTATACTATATAGTTAAATATAATTAAATGAAAAAAGAAATCGAAAAACGTGGACAACACAACGTGTCTACATCTCGAGAGATAATATCAGAACTTCAGCAGTATCTAGTAGATAACGCCGATGGTGTAAATATTGTTAAAGGAAGAGTTACGGATTTATTTCCGCTAAAGCATACTTTTGCAGATCAATTATATCTAAGGCAGATGAGCATGCAGCAAAACTCTTTTCTTGTAGGAGCTATACATAAACACTTGCATGTTTGGTTTTTATTAAGCGGCCACATTACGGTTGTAACAGAAGACTCTACAGAAGAATACATAGCCCCTTGTTATACAGTGTCAACGCCAGGAAGCAAAAGAGTAATCTTTGCTAATGAAGATTCAATATTTGTTAATGTACATAAAAATCCTGACAATACAGAGGATATAGATGTGCTAGACAAGCAGATAGTCTGCGATACTTGGCAAGAGTATAACGAATATATTAAAAATAAATAGATGAGTTTTTTATTAGCAGGAGCAATAGCCGCTGGAGCAGCTGGAGCCGCAAAAGCAATATCAGGCGGTGTACAAAAAAAGAAAGCTAAAGCCGCGCAAGCGCAGGCTCAAGCAGATCTAGACGCTCAAAAACAGGCGTTTAAAAATCTAGATACTAGTAATCCTTACGCTAATCTAGAGAACACAATGGAAGACTTAACGGTCAATCAAGAAGAAGCTCAGTTTGTAGCAGAACAACAACAAGCATCACAAGCAAACATACTACAAGATTTAAGAGGCGCAGCTGGATCGTCGGGTATAGCTGGACTGGCTCAAACATTAGCTAACCAAGGATCTAAAAATGCTAGACAAGCAGCTGTATCTATAGGTAAGCAAGAACAGGCTAATCAAATGAAAGAAAGAGCTGAAGCGGGAGCAATACAAAAAGCAGAGCGTCAAGGAGACATTATGTCTAGAAATATGGAGCTCGATAAAGTTGACACATTAATGAGAATGGCTGGTCAAGACGTGGCGGCGCAAAGACAAGCTGTTGCAGCTGCAGACGATAAAATGTGGTCAGGTATTACTAGCGCAGCGGGCTCTATAGGTGGTATCGGCAAGGCTATGGGCGGCGTTGGTGGTGGTGCTGGTGACATGGCTAAAAGCATGGGTCAAAATGTTGATCCATCACAAATAGATTTTAGTAGCATGCAAATGGCTCCAGGAACAGATCCAGACATGCTTGGATTACCAGAAGGACTAAACTACTCTTTAGCAGGCGACTACGATCAGCAACACTTATATACTAACGACCCAAGTTATTAAAATATGGCAATAGATTATACATCCAAGGTAAAATTAAAAGGAGGTCTTAGCGAAGGCACTCTAAAGCAAATGGGCGAGGTTGCTAAGGCCAACGCTGGAGTAGGTAAGTACGAAAACAAAGGCTTTGAAGGAGCTATGGACGAACTTGGAAAGTACGGACAAGAGAAGCTTGACGAAGCTCAAGCAGAGCAAGATAAATTAAAAGCAGAAGAAGAGAAGAAAAATAAAGATGCTGAAGATAAGTTTTCTAAAGTATCTGAAGAGGTTCAAGCATTAGGCGGTTCTCTCGGACCAAACTACTTTGATAGCATATACGATGATATGGCTGCGTTGAAAGAAGAGTACTTAAACGCTACAACCGAAAAAGAGAGAGCTGCTATAATGAACAAGGTTAATGAATATAAGTTAGAAACAGAAAACCTAAAACAGTCTCGGCTAGACATGTCTGATAGTCAAAAGAAAAACTTGCTTAGCAATTCAATGACGGCAGAGCAAAAACACGTGATGACTGAGTTCTTAAGTAACAAAACTAAAATAATAAAAAACGAAGACGGAACTAGAAGTCACGAAATAACGCTACCAAATGGTGAAACTAAGGTAATGACAGCCGATGAAATATCAGGCATGCAAATATTAAAAGCCAACGACTTTGATTTAGCTTTGTCTGAGAACATGCAGAACGCATTGACTATTGGTAGTGAAAATGGTTTTTATGATAAAGAAAGTATTAGAAACCAAATAAACAACGGTATAACAGATGACAATGTAGCCTCTTTAATAAATGATCCAATGGGTGGTGGAAAGTCTTTTAAACAAGACTTAGCAGAAGGATTAGAAGCTTCTCAATACCAAGACTTAGCAAAAATGCTTCCAAACGACATAGTGCAAAAAGAAGAAGACGAAGAGTTTTGGTACTCTAATTTATCTAAGTCAGACGTAGAAGCTTTGTCTAGCGCTTTTACAGATCCTAACAACGAATTTTACAGTGCCGACGTAACTAAAAGCGCACTGTCTAACTATTTTATGGGTATAGTAGATAACAACCACACTAAGGGTCAAAACTATAGGCAA